CTCTTCCAAGAGAAGGAGGAGCGAGACAATATGGTAAGAATGGCAGAGATGCAAAAACTAACCGCTAAAAAAGAAGCCGAAAGACTTGAGGGAATGGCTGAATGGAAAGCAAGAGTATTAGGGATAAGCCAAGACGATGTCATTTAAATGCAAAGAATGTAATCAGGGCTTTGAAAGCCTGAGAAGTTTACATGCTCACATAAAGAAGCATAAGATGTTTCTTGGCGACTATTATGTAAAACATTACGCCAGAAAGAATAAACTTACTGGAGAACTGTTACCATTTAAGAATTACGATGAGTATTTTGGAAAAGATTTCTCTCAGCCAGGTCAACTTGCCGAGTGGTGTGAGAAAGCTGATGGTAAAGAAGTAAAAGAATATATTGGTAAATTACTTAATCAGAGAATAACAGAAAAAGATTTAAATTATGGACCAACGGAGTTGGAGATGCTTTCAGCTGGTCTGCCTTCGATTGATTTATACAAGAAATATTTTGGCAGCTACACTTACGCCTGTGAAGCTTGTGATGTTAAACCTTTATTAGACAGAAAATTGCCAAAAAGTTTTTTTGATGACTATTCCAATACAAAGATATTGATAGATACCAGAGAGCAACAACCACTATCGTTTAATAAATCAGAATCTTATAAATTAGATGTAGGAGATTATGGTGTAACTTCTGAAAATTATGATTACACATATGTAGATAGAAAATCGTTTGGAGATTTTTGTAGTACGGTTACAGTTGGATATTCTAGATTCTGCAAAGAATTAGAAAGGTGTAAAGATCTGGGTTGTTATTTGTTTGTTGTTATGGAGTTTCCTTTTGAGGAGATACAAGAATATAACTATAAAAGCTATAAAAAATATAAAATAGACTATGTTTTCCATAATGTTAGGGAGATGCAAAAACAATACGGAGACTGCTGCCAGTTTGTCTTTTCTGGGTCTAGAGAGATGAGTGAATTAATCATACCGAAGATATTGGTTATGGGGAAACAAATATGGAAAACAGATGTTAATTATTTTTGGTCTAAACATATAAAAGAAAAATGAGTTGGGAAAAAGGAATACAAGAGTCTAGAAATAGATTCCCAAATATCAATCAAGAGATTCTAGATATAGATGGTTACATAGAAGAAGACGAAGCAAAAATACTGCTTTATAAATTTCTAAGGCAAAACCCATCTTTCGCAGCGGAGTTTATTACTGGGGTAAAATTGTTCCCTTTCCAGCATATGTCCATAAAGGCCATGATGGAGACCGATTACTTTTTGGGGATATGGAGTCGTGGAATGTCCAAAAGCTTCTCTACGGCCGTTTTTGCGCTATTAGACGCTATTCTAAACCAAGGTGTTCACATTGGAATCATATCTAAGTCGTTTCGACAGTCTAAAATGATATTTACTAAGATGGAAGAGATAGCGGCCAGTCCAAAAGCCGAGTTTCTTTCTCAATGTATAACTAGAGTATCTAAAGCCAATGACCAATGGGTTATGGAGCTTGGGGCTAGCAAAATAACAGCGCTACCTTTAGGTGACGGAGAGAAGCTTCGTGGTTTTCGTTTTGAGAGGATGATTATTGACGAGCTTCTTCTTATGCCAGAAAAAGTCCTTAACGAGGTGATAATGCCTTTCCTTTCCGTTATCAAAAACCCTACGGAGAGACAGGAAACTTACGACATTGAAACAGAGATGATTAAACAGGGCAAGATGAAGGAGGAAGATAGACATAAATGGCCTAACAACAAGATCATTGGTTTGTCTTCTGCATCTTATAGGTTCGAACATCTGTATAAGATGTATTGTCAGTATGAGTCATTAATTCTTAATGAAAACGCTCAAGATAAGGCACATAGAACAATAATGCATTTTAGTTATGATTGTGCGCCCCAACAATTATATGATCAAAACCTTATTGATCAGGCTAAAGCCACCATGAGCCAGTCTCAGTTTGACAGAGAATTTATGGCTGTTTTTACAGATGATAGTTCTGGTTATTTCAAGGTAAGTAAGATGGCGGCATGTACCATTCCTGATGGAGAAGGTCAAAGCGTTGAGGTGATAGGTCAACCATCTGATGAATATATACTTGCTTTTGACCCATCTTGGTCGGAAAGCGAAGGTTCTGATGACTTTGCTATGATGCTCATAAAATTAAACAATGAGGATAAAAAAGGGACAATTGTTCATAGTTATGCATTACCAGGAGCAAACTTAAAAACGCATATAAAGTATATGGCTTATTTGATCCAAAACTTTAACATAGTATCGATTGTTGGAGACTATAACGGCGGCGTTCAGTTTCTAAACTCATGTAATGAAAGTAGCATTTTTAAAGATAAAAATTTAAGACTAAACCTTATTGATGCTGACTTAGACGACCATCAAAATTATGACAAAGGATTGAGAGATCTTAAAAGACAATACAACAAAGACAGCAAAACTTATGTTTTATTAAGGAAGCCAAGTTCAAAATGGATTCGCTACGCGAATGAACTGCTTCAAGCATCTTTTGATCACAAAAAAATATTCTTTGCTGGAGCTGCAATGGATGACGACTATAATGCTCAGAGAAAATCAAAAATACCAATTAAGGATTTAAAATTCATACCTAATTACAACGAGTCTTCTGAAGCTTCCAAAATGATAGATTTTGTTGAACATCAAAAAGATATGATGGACTTAATTAAAGTTGAATGTGCTATGGTTCAAGTTTCGACATCAACACAAGGAACACAAAGCTTTGATTTACCTTTGAACCTCAGAAAACAAAGAGGCGCTGATAAAGCGAGAAAAGACTCTTATTCTGCTCTTATACTTGGCAACTGGATGATGAATGTATACTATGATATGTTTGATGATAAGATAGAAATAAATCAAGGAACATTCACGCCGATGTTCATTGATTAAGTTTTAGTGTATAATCATATTATGAGTTTACCTGAAGAAAGTAAAGAAGAGAAAAAAAGCAAGTTTATTGCTACAATTGAATTCGCAAATGATCGCTTTGTGACAATTAAGTCAAACGAAGATTATACTCAAGAATCTGATGACGGAGATAAGACTCAGGAGAGAGACTATGACCACGAAATGACCATTTCAAAAGAAGCTATGAATGAACTTCATCAAAAAGGAGAAACATACATAACTCAAACTGATGGAGACGAAACCATGGTTATAAAAGTAAAGTATCAAAGATAAAGTTAAAGTTGTAAAAGTTAAAAGTTAACTTTAATGCTTTTTTGTGTATAATATTTTATGGCGAAGAGGCAATACAATAAGAAGTCAAATTACTGGCAAAAATTTGAAAAAACCACGCAAGCGAACATCCCCGCTTTAGAAGAAAATTTCTCCCCCGAACTTGTGGGAGAACCTTTTTACACTTCAGACGCATCAGTAAAAGTATCCAAAGCTTCTTGCGGAACTAGAACGACATCAGCAAAAGGAGCCTCAAGAGTTAACAGGGCGGCATTCAGCCAAACAATAGATAGGTATTCTAGTATAAGAAGAGGTCTTCTTCCTTACGAATATTCTGCTGACGGAGTTAATGTCAGAGATGCTATTGAATTATGCCAAAAAGCTTATGCAAATATCTCAGTTTTTAGAAATGCTGTAGATATAATGTCGGAGTTTGCAAATACTGAACTTTTTTTAGAAGGAGGAACAAAGAAAAGCAGAACGTTTTTCAAACAATGGTTTAAAAAGATAAACTTACAAAACCTTAAAGATCAATACTTCAGGGAGTACTATCGCAGTGGTAACATCTTTCTTTATAGAATAGATGGAAAGTTTAAGGCTAACGATTTCTCTGATTTGATAAAATCAATAAGTCCTAGAGCTGTAGTGGAAAACAAAATACCAGTTAGGTATGTTGTGATGAATCCATACGATATTGTAGCCTCAAGAGCCTCTTCTTTTAACGAGGGTGCTTATCAAAAAATACTTTCAGAATACGAAATGTCTAGGTTGCAAAACCCTACAACAGAAGAAGATAAAGAAATATTTAACGCTCTTCCAGCTGACGTAAAAGAACAGATAAAAAAAGGAGCTTATAATGTTGATGGTTTGAAGATAAAACTAGACCCAGATAAAGTGTCCCATTCTTTTTATAAGAAGCAGGATTATGAGCCTTTTGCTATACCTTTCGGCTATCCAGTTTTAGAAGATATCAACGCCAAGCTTGAACTGAAAAAAATGGATCAAGCCATAACAAGAACCGTAGAGAATGTTATCTTACTTATTACTATGGGGGCAGAGCCTGATAAAGGAGGGATAAGCCCTCACAATATAAACGCAATGCAAGGTTTATTTAAGAATGAAAGTGTTGGTAGGGTTCTGGTTTCTGACTACACAACCAAGGCTGACTTCATTCTTCCAGATCTAAATAAAGTTTTAGGCTCAGAAAAATACAAAGTTTTAAACGAGGACATCAAACAAGGACTTCAAAACGTAGTTGTTGGAGAGGAAAAATATGGAGCGACTCAAGTTAAAGCTCAAATATTCATTGATAGACTAAAAGAAGCTAGAAACGCATTCTTGTCAGACTTTTTAGACAAAGAAATGAAAAGAGTAGCTAAAAGTCTGGGATTTAGGTCTTATCCAACAGCGATGTTTAAAGATATTGATATGAGAGACGAGACTCAACTTATGCGTGTGTCTACAAGACTTATGGAATTAGGTATTATTACACCTCAACAAGGAATGGAAATGTTCCATACTGGCAAGTTTCCAAAAGTAGAAGAAATCTCACCTTCACAGAAAAAGTTTATAGAGGAAAGGGAAGAAGGTTATTACAACCCTATTGTCGGAGGAGTTCCAATGTTCAAAGAGGAAATGGAAGAAGATGATAATCCAAGTAATCAAACAGGACCGAAAGGGCAACCAGGAAGACCAGAGGGTACATCTGGAATACCTCAAGAAAACTCAGAAGCTAAATATTCCAGAACAAATATCCAAGAAACTATATCTAATCTAGAGACTATCAGAGCTTCCATAAAACAAGAAATGAAAGATAAGCTAAACATAAAAAGATTTACAAAAAGTAAAGAAGGAATTCTTGATAGCTTATGTGAAGGTATCGTTTGCTCTACCAATATGGAAAATTGGACACAAAAAGCTCTTTCTTGTGTATCTAACCTAGAAGAAATACAAGATCTAGATGTATTGCCAGAAATTTTAGAAATAGCGGCAGAACATGAGCTAGATAATTACTCAGCAGCAATTTTATATCATAGTAATGAGATTAAGTAAGAAGAAAAATAAGGCTGGAGTTCCAGATTACAAATACACAACGACATTTGAGGCGGACGTTTTACCGTGTGAAATAAGTGAGTCTTCATTTATATCAAAAGCTTCATTAAGTAATCTTGAATCTCTAATTCCTGAAGGAATAGATTTTGAAGACAACATAGACTTAATGGGGGTGGCTTTTAATGCTGCAGTTGTTAATAGGTTTAATAAAAACGGAGACGGAATCGATTCAGAAACAGCAGTAGCTTACACAAAAAACTTCTTACATAAACCTACAAATATCGAACACGATAAAGACAGAATTGTAGGTCACATTGTTAATGCAGGTTGGAGTGATTACGGGACAAGTTCAATACTTTCAGAATCAGACGTTAAAAATTATAAAAAACCATTTAACATTGCGTTGGGAGCTTTGGTTTATAAGTCGGCTAATTCTACCTTTGCAGAAGCTCTTGAAAGGTCTTGTTCTCCAGGGCCTTATAATCAATCAATATCAACAAGCTGGGAAGTTGGATTTTCAGAATTTGTTTTAGCCGTTGGCAGTGAATACCTGGAAGAGTCAACCATCATTGATGGTGGAGACGAAATGCAGGAAATGCTAGGCTGTTTAAAATCATATGGGGGCTCTGGATATACCGAAGATGGAAGGCCAGTAAATAGGCTTATCAAAGGTAAAATTTACCCTCTTGGAATTGGATATACATCTAACCCAGCTGCCGATGTAAAGGGAGTTCATATGAAAAAACAGGGAGAAAACCCTGTAACAATAAACGACAAAAGAGATAAAAATATTTCACAAAGTGAAAAAACTAATGTAAACCTTAAAAAGATTAAAAATTCTATGGAAACTGAAAAAGTTATCGACGAACTGAAGGATCTTCTTACCGAAAAGAAGTTCTCGCATGAAGCAATCGCCTCTATGACCAGCACCTTTACAGATGCTATCAAAGAAAAAGACGAGGAATTTCGTGCAGAACTTGCCAAGGCTCAAGAAGAAAAAGAGGCTGTAGCCAAAGAACAAGCAGAACTCAAGTCTTCAGTCGAAGAGTTGAAATCTAAGTTCGATGAAGCCCAGATGAAAATTGCTGACTACGAATCTGCCCAAAAAGCAGAGGAGGCAATTGCACGTTTTAACGAGCGTATGGACGTTCTTGATCAAAAGTTTGATCTTGAAGACGAAGATAAGGAGTTTTTGGCTAAGGAGCTGAAGTCTATCGACGAAGCTGAAGAAGCGTTTGCTTCTTTCGAAGATAAACTCACAGTACTCTGGAAGCACAAGAGCAAAGAAGCTAAAGCTGAATTTGAAAAGCAAATCGAAGCTCGCATTATGGAAGAAGTCCAAAAAAGACTTTCTACTGACAGCGAAGTTGAAGAAGTTGTTGCTAGCAAAACAGAAGAAGAAATTCTTGATTCTGCTGAAGCTACAGAAGCTTGCATTGCAAACTCCAACGAAACACTTTCCCGCGAAGAGCAGTCTCTTAAAGACCGCTTTTCAGCTGCATTTGATCGCAGCAACATTGAAATCTCTTAAACAATCTAAACTAAAATAATAATTATGTCACTCAGAATTCTACCATTCAGACAATACGACGAAAATGATGTTATCAATCTTTTCGCACTAGACGGTGCTTATGCTAACGAGGCTACTACAGACTCAGGCAACGGCGATGCAGGTGTTTTTGTTAAAGTTTCCGCTGGAAACTTCGATAAAGACCCCGTAGCTTACTCAGATAACGCTTACCTTGGTAAGACCGATTATCCTTTCGTTAAAGCTCAGTACCCAAGCGTTCAGCTTGAGTGTGCTCCAGCAACAAGCGGAGACGCTATGCTTGGACTTACTCTTCGCCAAACAGCTAAGACTGACGAAAACGGAGAGAAGCTTCTTTACAACCCAATCAAAGCTGAAGAGCTTTTCTGTGTACTACCTGGACAAGCTGTTCCTGTAGCTACTCGCGGAGTCTTTACCTTGACTTCTCTTGGTTATGACGGAGCACTTGCAGTCGGTGGCGGTGTAGCACTTGGAGCTTCTGGAAAGCTTGCTCCTTGCGGCCCTACAGCAGCTGAAAAAGTTGGCACTGTAATCGGAACTGGAAGCCGCTCAAGCGGAACTATCACTGACGCTTTCGCTGGTGATTATGCAGTTATCGCACTTGGTCTGTAATCTTAACAAACAACTAGAAAATATATAAATATGAAAATTTCTCTTAAAAGAACTCCAGAACAAATCGAGCTTATTAAAGCTATGGCCTCTAAGAACCGCTCGGTTGCTTATGAAGCTCAAGTCGCACTTGCTGAATTCATCGGTCCAGTTATCGCTGAAGTAATCAACAATGCTCCTGTACTTAGTAACCTGTTTACTTCGCTACAGTTCAACTCCGAAGACAACCCATCTATTCCTCTTGATCTTTACTATGACGTAACTGACGAGGACTACGTGCAGATCTACAGCAACACTGTTGCTGGTGGTCTTCCACAGAACCAAGTTGTTCCTACGGTATCCGAGCTTAAAGTAGCTACTTATAGCCTTGATACCGCTGTTAGCTTTGACCGTCGTTATGCAGCTAAGAGCCGCATGGACGTAATCAGCAAGACATTCACTCGCATGGCTCAAGAAATTCTTCTCAAGCAAGAGAAGACTTCAGCTAACCTTATCATGGGTGCTGTTGCAGGTGCTGAAACCAACGGCAAGGATCACGTTTTCCGCGCTGCTGTTGACGGCTCTTTCCTTCTTGACGACTTCAATGAGCTTTTGACTCGCGCCAAGCGTATCAATACTTCATGGGCCAAAGGAACTCCTGAAGGTGGTCGTCGTGGAATTACCGACATCATGGTTTCTCCAGAAGCAGTTAAATCTCTTCGCGCCATGTCTTACAACGCAGTAAACACCAAGTCTAACGACTCAAACGGTGCTGATATTGCTGCTCCAGAGGCACTCAGAGAGTCTGTTTACCAATCTGGTGGTGGTCTTCCTGACTTCTACGGTATTTCCATTATGGAAGTCAACGAGCTTGGTATTGGACAAAAGTTCAACACAATCTTTGAGGCCGTCGCTGGTGCAAAATCTTACACCAAAGCAGATGGTACCAGTGGTGCTGTATTTGGAGCAGGTGACGAAATCCTTCTTGGACTTGATCGTGGACGCGACGCGCTCGTTAAAGCTATCGCAGTTGACGAAGAAAACGGTTCTGAGTTCCAGCTTACCGCTGATGACCAGTACAGTATTCGTCAGAATAAGATCGGTTGGTACGGTGGTATCGAAGAGGGCCGTATGGTTCTCGATAACCGCGCTCTTGCAGGTGTTATCTGTAAAGGTCTGTAAAGATCTTAGTTAATACAATCAATAAAAAACTAATTTTTAAAGGCCGCTCTTAACTGAGTGGCCTTTTTTTGTGTAAATATCGTATAACTAACTTATAATAGAATATGGCAAAGAAAAAAACATCAAAAAAGAAAAACACGGACGTTTCTTACGGCGTTAGCAAAACCGAAGAGGTCACCGCAAAAAAACTAGATGAAGCCCGAGAAGAAGCTTTTGAGAAAGTAGAAGAAGAAAAACCCCAAAAGAAGGTTTCGTTGATTGATCAAATTGAGGAAATGAAAGCTAGCGGCCAAGTTAACACGCCTGAATTCAGAGAGAAAATGGCTAAGTTGGAGGTTGTTTTAGGTATCGATGAGATTAGTCCATTTGGAACTAATGAACCTGACGTATTTGAGGAAAAACTTAACTCTATGACTTATGCAGACATGAGAGATATGGCTTATAAGGTTGGACTAAACCCATTCCTTCCTCATCAAAGAATGAAGTCAGCTTTAAAAAAACATTTCCTAGATACAAATAAAAATAATATGAGGAATGTAATGCCAACTTCAAAACAGTCCATCATCCTTGATCCAAAAGATCCAAAAAACGCAGAAGCGCTTAGAATACTTGGAGATATTTAAATGGAAACACCTTTACAAAAAGCAGCTGCAGAAATAATGGAGTGTGAGTTTGATAACGACGATTCATTAAACTCACTTCAATCTATTGAATGTTGGCTAGAAAGTAACGTAGGAGCACTAAATGCTCTTATAGACACATCATTCGGTGAATACCCTCCAGATGGAGACTGTGAGGCGTGGGCTATATACAAACGAATGTACATGCACAATTACTACTCCAAGAAGGCTAGGAGTGCCCTACGTGGCGTTATGGACAATTGTAGCGATGGCTCTGGTGAGATCATTTCTCTAAAAGACGGAGAAAGTAGAGTCGCGTTTGCAAACAGAAACGAAACCGCAAAGGTTATTCGTGGTTTGGCTAACGACGCAAAGAGTGAAATAACAGATCTTGTGACTAGATATAATATGTATCAATCCGAACCTAGACAGGTTGGAGGGATTGAGGCAGAGGTTTTGTAGTGTTACCCTTGTTATTATTGTCAACTAAAAAACCCCGCCTTGCAGCGGGGTTTTTTATTATATATGAACAAGTTTAATTAACAACTAAGCCGTGAAAGGGTTTCTTGTTTTGGCGGCAGCATCGCAAACGATACCCTGAGAAGTGTCATTAACTCCACCAAGCTGAACTCCGAATGTAAGGTCTACAGTCTTATTTGATCCAATGCTCGATGAGAAACTCTCAGAATCTAAAGTAGCTCCTTTAAGAGTCCACTTGATTGCTGATGGGCCTTCACAGGTATTAACCTGAAGTTCTACTTCTTTGCCTCCAGCTTGAGCACAACCAGCAATAACCTTTGCGAGGTTTCCTGCTTGAAGTGTGTTAAGAACTGCATTTACAGAAAGCGTAGCGTTAACTGGGAAGTCTACAACCCTAGCAAACGGAAACTTTGAACCGACCTTTTCAATTGGAGTTCTTGAAAGAGGCACTGAAAGAGATGCACTTTGAACGTGGAATGCTCCTGCGCCACTTAACGTGGTAAGAGTACCAGATTCTGCGGCACCCTCATCAAATCCAGGGAAAGACAGTGTGATGTCTCCAGGTCTTAATGCTGTTGGGCCGTTATCTCCAGTGTTTCTTGGTGTTCTGATCGAAGGGGAGCCAGGAATAATATCTCCTAGAGCTGGATCGATAGAAGGAAGAGATCCTGTAATCCTGTTGTTTGAAGGTGCTGTTCCCGTAACCAAACCATTTTCAGAGTTGATGTTGGAAGCTTCAAAACTAACCGTTACGGTTGGTATCGCTCCTACAGAAAGATCAACAGTGTAATCACTTAGGAAAGCGTTTCCAATTCCGACAAGACTGTAAGGGTCTCCATTAAGGAAATCAACTGCGTCAATACCTTCGTTAGAAGTAACCATGTAGAAGTTGTTTCCACTTGATGTTTCAACGTGTCCAGATGCAAACTGTGAATTTCCATCAATAGCGAATCCCATTGCTTTTTCATTGTAGCCGTCACCTAGGTAATATGAATAATCAAAGTTTACTGTTGGTGGCTCAAGAACGAGAGAATCAATTCTTGCTAGGTTTCCGTACTGGTTTACATCCTGTCTGTTGATGGTGAAGCCATAGTTAGCGCTTTGAACACGGATAAGTTCGCAGTGCTGGCCTGTTACTACTGAATCCAGCTCTTTACTGATAAAAAGGGATTCTGATTGATAAATTACTCTATTTCTTGAAGTTGCCATTTGTTTTTTTTATTAAATGTTTATAAATTTTTAGTTATACTATTAATATTCCCAGGGAAGGGGTGTATTGTTGCTGCCGCTGAAGAACACTCCTTTTTCAAGATCTCTAATTCCTCCAATTTGAGTTGAGAAAGTTAAGTCGACACTCTTGTTTGATCCGATGCTTGATGAGAAGCTTTCAGAATCAAGAGTACATCCTTTAAGAGTTATTTTTAGTCCGTCTGTTGTGCCTCCGCACTCTTTGAGACTAACACTAACCTCTTTAAGTCCTTGTCCACCGCAACCAGAAATTAGATCTGCAAGGTTTTGGGAAACTTGAGTGTTAACGAAAGCGTTAACTGTTAAAGATGCGTTAACTGGGAAGTCTACAACCCGTGCAAACGGGAATTTAGAACCAAGTCTTTCAATTGGTGTTCTGGAAAGAGGCAATGAAAGAGAAGCGCTTTGAACGTGAATTCCACTAGTTCCTCCAATGGTACTTAAGGCAATGCCATTAAACGATGTAAGATCAAGTCCGATATCTCCTGGGCGAAGAGCTGAAAGTTTGTCTTCTGCGTCTGAAGTATAAACTCCGTTATCTCCAGACCAAGAGTTTCCAGTTGCATAAGGAATCTTAATATTTTCGAAAGCTGCGTTTGTATCGCTAAGAGGAACTCCTTGGACAGGCTCGACAGCAGGACTAGAAATACCACTATAACCGAATGTCCCCAAAGCGTCATTACCAGTAACAGTAGTGTCAGAGATGATGTTTGAAGCTTCGAAGGCAACAGTAGCAGTAGGAAGAGATCCAACTGCAAGATCGAGGGTGTAGTCTGTAAGGAAGGCGTTTCCGATTCCTACGATTTGGTGTTCTGTAGAACCGCTAGCCCTATCGAGGTTTGCATCGAATCCATCTTCGACAGTTAAAACGTAAAAGTTTTGACCGCTTCCTCCAGCAAGTGCTCCAGAAGAAAACTGAGCTTCTGCTGGGTTAGTTGTGTTTGTAACAGAAAAGCCTAGGGCTCTTTCGTTATAACCGTTTGTGGGATAATAACTAATATCAAAGTTAACAGTAGGTGGCTCAAGAATCAAAGAATCGATTCTTGCCAAGTTTCCATACTGGTTTACGTCTTGACGGTTAATTGTGAACCCGTAGTTCGCGCTTTGTACGCGGAAAAGCTGCGTGTGATCTTTTTTCGAGATGGAATTATATTCCTTACTTCCAAAAAGCGCTTCCGATTGATAAATTACTCTATTTCGTGATTGTGCCATAGCATTATGATTTAAAATGTTTACAGTTGTTTTCTTGTATTGTGAAATTATTGATGCCTAAATCTATGCTGTTGAAGCTCGAAATCTATAAAACCGACAAAAATATCGTTTGATAATGATTTTCTAGCTCTATCTGTAAGCTTTGATGTAGTAACACCATTAACATACATACCATTACACTTGTTATGTTCTTTTGACAGATTTTTATAGTTGTAAATGCCTGATTTTAAATCATTAAACTCATTAAATGGATGGTCTTCCATAGGAATTATAGCTATGTTCTCATTATGAGAGTCTGCAAAGATAGAAAGTACACCATCTAGCATATAACTATCTTCAGACATAACAGTTGCTATTATTTTTGTTGTTGTTTCTTCCATACCTCCAAATGCAAAACCTTTATTTTGTGCAAAAGTAGTGTTGAAAAATACAGCTGGAACAACTTGATCGTATGGTGCTATAGGCTTCTGTTCTCTAGGTATAATCCTTGAATTTATCTCATAGTCGTTTTCTATAATAAGATCCTCTTCTGTTTCGTTGGTAAAATATAGATTGAAATCTTTTACTGAAAAATCACATGTTACATTTAGGTTTTCATTAGAACCCTTCATTAATGCTCTTCCGTTATCAAAATCGATAGCAACCCCTTCTCTTCCAGTAATAGAGGGGTTGAATTGCCCAGATGGAGTATTTCCTACAGTCACATAATCAGGAATTATTGCTCCAGTTATTGAAGAGTCTATTACCCATTGTTTATATGGGCTTCCATAAGCTTCATAAGCAGGATCTAATCTATCATCGGTGTAATGATCGAGAGCTATACCTGTGTAGTTTGTATAAGCTTTACCTTTATCCAAGAGGTAATTGTCAAACCAAAGCATAAAAGAGTTGGTTACTTTATGGTGATACTGTTCTATCATAATATTTTCTTAAATCTTTTTTTATATTTTTTTATTAAGGAAGATATATAAAGTGTGTTTTTAAAACCTCCGCTTCTTACTTTTTTGCTTGTTTGTATCGCTGCTCCAGATCTACTCTTTGTAGTTTTTTTGTTTAAAAGATAACCTAGCCCAGAAATACCAGTTTCTACCCCTTTAGCCCAACTTCTGCCTGTAGCCCAGGGCATTGGTGTAACTGCGAATATATCTTCAGCAGAAGGAATAGTTATCTTATAACCATCTTTTGTTTCTTTGTATGTTGCTGATCTTAGTATTTGCACTATTGGCTCTATAGGTTTATCCCCAGAGGAGAACCCAATAAAAGAAAAAAGATTCGCTTCTCCCCCAAGAGTTCCGCTTGTGTTGCTAGATGTTGGCCCAGATAGTATTTCAGCTGTAACAGGATTAGACAGAAATTCTTCTATCATCTGTTCTTTTATTTCATTGAATTTTTTATCAAAGGGTTTCTTAACCTCTTTTTTATTAGCTTTAAGAGATCTTTTAGCTATATCTTTTTGAATTGACTTTGGAATTTTGACCATTATTCTTCGGATTCTTCTAAAGGAGTTAAGTAAAAAGTATAAAAAAGGTTACCAGTTAAACCAAACGGCATTCCATCTGTATGGATGCTAAACTTTCTTCCGTCTAGCTCGACTCTTCTTGCTTCTTGAAGAAAATCGAAACCTTCTTTTTTTACAAAAATCTTGACTGAGCCTTTAATCATGTCGACTTTTATTTGGCTTTTTTGACTTTCGTAACTAAATTTTTCTTCTTCTAGTTTTACATAATAAATCCTAGCGTCAAAAGATTTAGATAGCTTTTCGTATTTAACGCTATCTCTTTTTCCCCTATTGTCCCTACCATAAACAGCGTTATACTTAGGGTCGTGGGCTATTAAAACCCTTGTTCCATTCTTATAAACCGTTATTTGTTGCGCGAATGTTTCGTGCAATTTGTTATACAGACTTTCGATTTCTGTTATTTGAGATGAAGATAAAAACCCTGCCATATTGAAAATTACACTTTTTTTGTTATAATAATACAGGACAAAGGTATGAATGCTAAAAAAATTCTCAACAATACATCATATAAGGAGATTTCTGGCCTCTTCAAAGTTATGTTAATGCTTGTGGAAGACATGAAAAATGATCATGACTTTCATTATCAAAAACTTTACGATGAGGTGCCAAAAAAATATCACCCAATAATTAAAACCGCCGATCACTTTACCCCAGATAAATTATCATGGATAAGGAAAAGAATATTGGATTTCGGCAATGAATCAGCAAGAAATATGGAAAAAGAAATTGAAAATTACCAAGTTTCGTTTAAATTTAAATAAGGCATATGGAAAATAAAAAATTATATCAATTCACCCTCGATAAAGAGGTTGAAAAAGTAGTGGAGTCAACCAAGAAAAACAAAAAGACTGGCGAAGAAACTACCACGAAAAAAACAGTAAAGGAAAAGGAGCCTATTGAGATACAGATCAGAAGACCAACTAGACGAGAGCTTGAAGAAGCTGAACTTGTCTATTCGGTTGAGATGAGCAAGTGTATCAAGAAGGGTATCCTTACAAAAGCTATGCTTGCTAAAAAGTATAGCGACAGCGGTGGTTTGTTTAGCGAGGACGACGCATCAGATTACGCGAAGTATTACAAAGAAGCTTTAGATCTTCAAAACGAATACATCAGACTGGATACCGTAAAGAAGAAAACAAAAGCTCAAAAAGAAAGATTTGAGGAAATCAAAGGAGAGATGGCTTTAAACAGGAAAGAAATCGTTGATTTCGAATCCAACTTTCAATCTCTTTTCGATCATACAGCAGATGTAAAAGCTCAAAATAAAGTTTTGCTTTGGTATTGTTTGAATTTGACTTACATTTACGATAAAGACAGCGACAAGTTTGAAGAATATTTTAAAGGTGAGGAGTTTGAAGATAAAATTTCTTACTATTATGATCTTGAAGAATCTGAGGATCAGTTTTATCTTGATTTAATTAAACAAGCTTCAACAGTTATAGCTTTTTGGTTCTTTAACCAAGCTTCGTCACAAGAAGAATTCGAAGAAATCGTCAAAAAGTCTGAGGCTGGCGAACTGTGAATGAAGAATTTTTCATCTCTCTTGTAGGGGAAGTGTTTGATGGTTATACCGAATCCAATTTTAAAGGATCAACCGTATACCTCAAACACTTCTCTGTGAAAGATCAGAGATATCTAAACGTTTTCTATGAAAAATATAAAGAAAACGCTATTTCCAAGGGGTTGCCTAAGGAAGATGAAATATTAAAAGACTTAAAAAAAGATGATCTTTGGAGCGATGAAGACGATCTTAACATTCAGAATCTCGAAACTGAGATAGAAAATTTAAAATCAACAAAAAAAGGAACTTTCCTTAAGTCTGGTCAAACTAAAATACAAGAGACCATAGACGAAAAAAGCGAAAGCTATTACAACTTACTTACCAAAAGAAAAGAGTTGGTTGGAAAAACGGCCGAGGATTATGCTACCTCAATGTCTGCCGTAGAAATGATTAGGTATTTTGTTTTTAAAGACAAAGAATTGACGGCACACGCATTCTCAGAAGATGAGTTTGACTCTATGAGTGATATCGATTTACTTGTTCTGAGAAAAATGCAAAACGAAATAAATGAAAGGCTTAGTGAAGAGAATATTCAAAAAGCTGCATTAAGGCCATTCTTCTCTATGTACTTATCTTATTGTGAAAATCCAAGCGACTTTTATGGTAAACCTTTAATTTATCTTTCTGTTTTTCAAATAAAATTGATTTTATTTGGTAGGATATTCCAAAGCATATTCCAGTATACAGAAGATATACCTGATAACATAAGAGATGATCCAGAGAAGTTGCTTGCTTACTCCGAGTCCAAAAGTAATGCCGCCAAAGGGAAAAAGGGCAAACCTTTCATAAATGAAAATGCTGCTGGTTCCACTGTATTTGGAGGAACAAAAGAAGACGTAGAAGATCTGAGCGATGTGAATACAGTTTCTTTATCTGACGAAATAAAGAAGGCTGGAGGCAAACTTGATATGGAACAAATGATGAAATTGGCTGGTCAATAATATCTATTTTCGTGTAATACCTTTAAAGGACAAAAGGTTATGCCAGAATCGATTAATGTATCAGTAAAAGCGTCTTTACAGAACGCAACTCAACTCGAAAGACAGTTTAGCGATGTCGCTAAAAAAGCAGGGAGAAACTTCAAAGTTGATCTAGGTTCTAGTGCAAAAGATATAAATGCACTATCTCAACCTCTTGGAAGAATTACTGGTCAAGCAGATGAGTTTACTAAATCGATTGAAGCTTCAAATGCTCGAGTTCTTGCCTTTGGTGCTTCTGTTGGTATAATCAATGGATTGGTTCAGTCTTTTAAAGGTCTAGTTAATGTTACTATTGAAGTAGAGGCTAACCTAGCCAAAATAAACTCGATCCTAAATACTAACGCAGAAGGATTAGATAGCCTTAAAGGATCTATATTCCAAATAGCTAAGGAAACTGGGCAATCTTTTGATGTAGTATCTAATGCTGCTTTAGAACTTTCAAGACAGGGTTTAGGAACTGAAGATGTAGTAAAGAGGCTTAACGATTCTTTAATACTATCTAGACTTTCTGGTCTTAGTGCTGCTGATGCCGTTTCTGGATTAACAGCTGCCGTTAACAGTTTTTCTAAGGCTGGTCTGAGTACGGGTGATGTTTTAAATAAAATAAGTAACGCCGCGAACAAATTTGCCGTTTCAGAGAGAGATCTTATTGAAGGATTTAAACGTTCAGCTTCTGTAGCTGAACAGGCTGGAGTTAGCATCGATGAGCTTGGAGGTATTATTACTGCTGTCCAGCAAAGAACTGCCCGTGGTGGAGCTGTCATCGGAAACTCATTTAAAACTATATTTACTCGTATTGGACGAGCAGATAACTTAGAATTGTTAAGAAGTGTTGGTGTTGAAGTTACTGATTTACAAGGAAAGATAAAACCAGCGACACAGCTAATTGCTGGTCTTGCTAAACAATTAGATGGTTTAAGTGATGTAGAAGTAAGATCGATTACTGAGAAAATTGGTGGAGGTTTCCAGATAGCACCTTTGCTTGCTGCTCTAGCTGATTATAATAGTCAGTCTTCAGTTGCTGTTGCAGCTACAGAATCATTCGCTAATGCTTCAGACGAAGCATATAAAAAGAATATAATTTTAAACCAAACATTAGCCGCTGGAATAAATCTTACAAAAGTTAATATAGAAGAGTTAGCCAGTCAATTTGGAGAGCTTGGTATAATAGACCCATTTAAAGAGTTACTTTCTGGGTTAAATGGTTTTATAGATGCACTAAGAGGATTAGGCGAAAGAATATCAGGTAGTGATCTTGCATCTTCATTGTTTAAAGGGTTTGCTGATTCGGCTATAAAAATTGGCCTTGCGGCAGTTGTTGCTGTTATTTTTGTCTTAAGCAAAAAATTAGCTTCATTTGGAATAGACTCTTTTAAAACATTTCTTGGTCTTAATAAATTTGCCAAAGAATTAGAAAACACTCAAAAAAATATAGTATCTACGTTACTTCAAGATAAAGATATTAGAAATGCTATACTTAAAATAGAGAATTCTTCTTTAACTTCTGAAGAGAAAAGACTTAAACAAGCGGAACTTATTACTCTAGCTGTTAAAGAGCAGCTTGCTAGTCTTGAGAAGGTAAATAAAATATCAACTAATATATCTAAGACCGTCTTAGGCAATACCAAATCCTTTAGAAATGCTCAAACAAAAACAGTATCTACTGGCGCTACTGGTGCTGGTGGTTATGTAGCCAACGCTGCAGATGGATTCCTTCCAATAAATAAAGAGAAGTCAGATATATCAAAGGGAGTAGGAAAAGCTCCTAATTCCGCAAAGACGGTAATAATAGACGATTTTAAATTTGGAGCAGGTAAAACTGGAACAATGGTCGCTAACGATAGCGAGTATATTGTTCGTGATTATGCTGGAGGAGGAGACGCAATATTCAACCGCGATATGGTTGAAAAATTTGGTGTTCCAGAAGGCGCAAAACAATTAAATGCAGCTAGAGGTTATATACCCAACTATGCTGGTGGATTCGGCGTTGCTCAAGCAATAGCGAAAACAGGAGCAACAAACTTAGAAGAGTTTGAAAAGAGCACGTTTGTAAAAAAGATTCCAGGTCGACGAGCTTATGAATTTAACGACGGCACAAACACAAAAGAATTTAACACCTCTCAGTTATTTAACCAAACTACAGGCAAATTCAAAGTCGCAAGAAATGCTAATGCTGCCAGCAAAAGCGGAAAGGCTGAATTTGATAGTGCAAAAACATATTCTATAGACACCAAAAAACTCGGTGGAATTGCTTTAATATCACCAAGATTCGAAGGACCTAGAAATGTTGCTGATTTTGATACCCCTCCTATAAAACTTGCAGACATAAGTCAGTTTAAGGACGACAAGACACTGAGCGAAGAGCAGTTGAAGAAAAAAATAAACCTAACAAATCTTTATGCTACAAATACTCCTGGAGGTCAAGATATCGAAGGTTTAACTAAAGGAATAAACTCATTCTTTGCTGAAGGTATAGTTAATTTAGCTGGCGATTTATATGGGGGATTTTTTGATCCAGCAAGCGGCGGCCAGTTTAGCCAAGCATTACAGAAAGAATTAAAAGGAAAACAAATACTTCCATCCGCAACAGAAGGAAATCTTTTTGAAGCTGCAAGTAAGGTGGCTTTGAATAGCTTCTCTGATATTTCTAAAGTTTTTGACCAATCAGAACAAGGCAGACCGTTTGACTTTCAAAATTCAGAGGCAATACAGGATATCTTTGGAATCAAAGCCCTAAAAGGAGAAAGCAAGAGGGGTGGGGAAACAAACTTCAAAGGAAGCAAGCAAGTAAGAGATGTTGCTAAAAAAGTATTTAATGATGAAGATACAAAAACTAAAGCCTTATCTTTTGTTAGGAAAAATATATTAAATCCTGATCAAAAAAAGACTAAGAAAAGTTCTGCTGGAGGATATATCCCCAATTTTGCAAACAGAAAAAGTCCTATTGATGAAGCTATCGAAAGAGAGCAGCAAGCAGGAGTTCCTGTTAACCAGATAAGAATAAATCAAAACGGCAAATTAAGAAACAGCAAAAACCCAAATGGCCTTGCTGTAACCAATACCAGAGATGAACCTACTGGGAGAATACCAAGAAACGCATCTTTAGGTTACATACCAAATTTTGCAGCTAAAACTGGAACCAGAAATCCATTAGAATTAATTCAAGCTCAATCAACACTGGAATCAAGAGGTCAAGGTGGGGGTATTGAAGCTCAAGGAATACAAAAAGAACTTGATTCCTTAAAAGGAACACTGGGAGATTTCAATAAGTCTTTAGATGTTATAGTAAAAGATACTAAAGATAAAGTAATAACCCAAAAAGAAGCTAACGAAAAAATAGATGAGTTAGTAAAAAATCTTAATGGAAGCAGTCCAGAAATAAAAAACCTTAGTAAAGCTGGAGGGAAAGCCAATAAAGAATCTTTAAAAACAGCAGCAAAAGAACGTTTAGTTCAAAGAGGCGGTGAAGGTGCAGCAGAAAAAACTCAAGAAAAAAGCTTACAATCGTTTTTAGTTCTTGGCAGTGCAGCATTCACAACAGCGAGCACACTTCAAGCTTTCGCCGAAACTGCTGAAGGCGCTGGTAAACAACTCGCTGAAGCTGGAGCTGGTGCGGCAAGAACTGTTCTTCTCATTCAAGGAATACAGTCTCTAGGGTTAGATCAAAAATCTCTAGGTAAAGAAAAGGGAGAATCAAGCACAGATTTTATCAAAAGGTTTGGAAATGAACAGGGAAAAAGCTTTGGGAAAACCGTAGAACTATTTGGAAGAAAAGGCGCTGCAGCTTCATTAAGAAGAGGATCGGGTGCAGATGCTTTTACAAAAACATCTTCAAAAGGAATTGCAAAAGTTTTTTCCTTAATTGGTAAAGCTGGACCTTTTGTAGGAAAAACAGTAGGTTTGTTTTCTAGACTTGTTCCTCTTATAGGGCCTCTTGTAGTTGGCTTTCAAGCGGTCAACTCGGCGCTTAAATTATTTGGTTTTGATTTAGGAGGATTTTTTACTAAATTAGGCACAAAACTTCTAGAAAAACTTGGGGTCATTGATAGCCCAGCTGAAAAAGCCGCTAAAAGCTTAGAAAAGTTTGGCGACAGTTTAGACCAAAATCTACTTAAAGGCCAAGGTGGCCAAAACACTTTTGCCCAAACTGGTACTCAAATTTTAACTCAAGTAAGCAGAAGAGAAGCTGAGTTAAAAGACCCGAAACTAAAAAACATAGAAGACCCTGAAAAGCTTAGAGCAGAGCTATTTAGAAAAGCGCAAAGAGGTTCTGGAGCTCTAGATATATCTGGCATAAATACATCAAACTTAGATATAGATGATGGTGCTATAAAAAGTCTTGTAGAGACAAGCCAAGAAAACTTTACAAGAGGTATTCTCAACTTAGTTGATGATGTTAAACTTACTTCAGCAGATTTAACAGATGCATCTCAAGTAAAAGAACTTGTCGATTTAGTAAAAGGTGGCGTTGCTTCAGAAGAAATAAAGAAGCTAGAAGCTGCTAGCGCTGACCTACTTAAAGCCCAGCTTACTGGTGACGACAAGAAGATAAAAGAGCTTGTTAAACAGCAAAGAGATTTAAGCAAGCAAGTTTTTGATATAGTCAAAGCAGAAAAAGAAGAACTAGAAGATATTGTAAAGCTTAGAGCCGAAATACTCAATATCCAGATCAAAGGTGCTTTGGCTGAAAGCAAAATAATATCTAGCGTAAAAACAAGAAAAGAAGCTGAACTAGAGTTACAAAAAATATCTTTAAACACATCTAAAAACAAACAGCTAGAACTTGATTTGCAATTAAGGTCTATAAAAGCTCAAAGAGAAGGCGCTCAAGAAATAAACGCTTTAATTTCAAAAACTATACTTGATAATAAAAAAGTAAAAGAGTTATTAGAGGGTGATCAAGATAAGAAGATAGGTCAGGATAGGTTTCTTGTTATTAAGGCTACTATAGACGAAATTGCCAAACTAGATCTTTCGGAGACTGGATTTTCTGATGATTTTGCTAAACCTTTAGAAGCCGCTCTACTTGCATTTACTGGACAAGAAACATTATCAAAAGAAATTGTTGATAATTTAAAAGCTCAAATAGAGCAGCAACAAAAAACATTGCAAATTCAAAGAGCTGCCGAAGAAGTCGCTCAAGCTCAGAATGCTGTATATAAAGACAGGGTAGATATAATCAAAGAAGAAGAAAGAATACTTCAACAAAGCCTTAACACACAAAACCAAATAACCAAATCAAGGTTAGAAGCTTCAAACATAGCTATAGACAGAAGCGAAAAATCCACATCTAGGATTTTTGGAGGAGGGCAAGCCCCTTCTGTTTTGGATGTCGTTAAGTCAACAAACGCAAGAAGAAAAGAAGAAAACAATATAAATATAAAAAGATTTGACCGTTTAGAAAAAATACAAAAAGATTTTTTACAAACAGCTAGAGATACTGGGATATTAAACGAAAAAGGAATAAGAGAGGCCATCAACAATCTCACTCGTCCTGATGCAGATGGTCAAGTAAGACAAGGACCAGGGGAAATACAAGCTTTGTCTGAATTGCTTAATAATGAATTAACTAAGCAAACTGCAGCTAGGCAAAAATTCCTTGAAGATACCGAAAACAAGAATAGAGAAATACTAAACCAACAAACAAATAACGCCTCTACATTTAGTACGGCTATAAATAAATTACTTGAGTATCTTAAGAAAGCAGAAACAGAAGCTAAAGAGAATAGCCCAGAAGAAAAAGAAAAAAGAAAACTTTTAAAACAAGAAGCTCAAACTCCAGCACTAGAATTAGAAAAAATTAGAGGACGAGGGCTTGACTTGATAAAAGAAAGAAATAAGATTTCAAGCCGAAAAGTTGATAATTCTCAGTTTGGCGCTACTACAAGAACTATAGATTTAGAATCTATAAATAAAAAAATATCAGAAAATGCAAAAGAGTTTGAAGCGTTAAACGCTACTGTAGAATTATATAAAAAAGCTATAGCTGGGACTATTACTATTGAAGAAGCAAGACAAAAACTTTTCTTGGCTGAAGGAGGCAATGAAGTTAAAGCTAAAAAAGATTTAGCAGATTTAAGTCAAAGGCTAGCTCAGTCAGCGGTAGCAGTGCAGGGTTTTAGCTCGGCTATTGAATCAGTGACAGAAGATAGCAGTGCTTCCAATTTTAGAAATAATTTTGATGCTGGAAGGCTTGGAGATTTCCCAACTCCTGCGGAAACAAACTTAAGAAGCGGCGAAGTGTTTAGGGCAAACCCAAATGCTGGTGATGGCGTAGATATTATTGGGGCAGAATCAGAAAAAGGGGAAAGATTAAAGTTATTAAACAAGCTTAGGCAGGAAGAAATCGTACTTCAAGAAAAATTAAGAATAGAGTTGGAAAAAACAAAACAGATTCTTTCTACATTCGGACCTAACGCTAATACTCAGAATACACAAGCGGGAATCTCAAGCCCTGATAGACAAGACCCTATAACACAGTCGTCTAGACAATTTAGTAGTATAGGTTCTTTTGCAAGCGGCGTTGTTGACGGTTTTTCTCGCTTGAATGTAGCTTCTAAAAACTTAACCACAAGAATAACTCAATTAGATTCTGTTATAAATGATACTGAATCTACAG